CCTGTATTTCTTACTCCTTGTTTTTCCAAGTCAGTAGCAATACGGTTAGATTCAATAGCCCTTGCGCCAAACGCTACAGCGTTACCTTGTGCCTCAGTAAGTGGCTTGCCGCCACCCGTCAATGGTTGACCACCTTGACCCATTACTGGTCTAGCTTGACCTGTGCGAGTATCTACCAAGAAAGTACCATCGTCACGCTCTACGACTTGACCAGCAGTAGGCATTTGTGTTTTAGGAATGGTTTGCAATACTACGGTTGGGTTTCGTGGGTCACGGAACTCAATGGTTGTACCTGTGTCTACTTGAATAGGTGCTTTAAACTTCTCACCGCCTTCAGCAACCACTTCATTTTTGCCAGTTGCAGGGTTAAAACGAATAACTTTTTCACCTTCAGCCACTTTTTGTGGTTTGAGCATTTCTGCAGCCTGGGCTTTAAGCCAAGATGGCGCATAGGGGTCTGATGCAATACTAAAGGCTTTACGGAAGTCAGGTTGATTAACCGTACTTAATGGTGCGCCTGTAGGTGTTGGCCCTGCCAATTCAGTCTGTTGTGGACTAATTGCATTAAAGTAATTCTCACCCATTTGTTGTTGTTGAGTACGCAATGCTTGGGCTAACTCTAATGCTTTTTTATCGCCTTTTTCAGCCATTCCTTTGCCAGCGTACATTTGCGCTAATGGCAGTACATTCTGAAAGAAACTTGGGGCAACATAACGACCACTAACCATTTGACCTTGTGGCTGCTGCATACCTTGTTGCATTAAAGCCTGCGCCATTTGCTGCTGGCGGTTTAATTGCTGTTGCTGACCTAAGATTTCGGGTGGCAATCCACCAGTTAAATTAATAGCCATAATTAGTCCATTCCTGTAGTCGTGGTTGGTACTTGACCTTGACCGCCATAACCATAAACATTTCCAGCACCATATTTTTTCATAGCATCTTGGGCATTAGCGTATGGGTCGCTTTGCCCTTTGCGTAGCATCATTGCCATAGCCATTGGGTTCATGCCACCGCCTTGACCAGTTTGACCAGCAGCTTGTGTTAAACCTTGTGCTTGTTGCAACGCCATATTTTGATTGGCTTGTTGCTGTGCAATATTTTGAAATACTGGGCTTAAACCACTAAGGTCTTGGGATTGTTGCATTGGCATAATGTATGGGTTCATGGCAATAGTCCGTAATTAACCGCTTTATAACCGTTATCAAGGGTAGTTACTGCTTGTGGGTACATAGCTTCTACTTCGTGTGCCATCACGCCTGTGTGCGTTCCATGCCCTGCTAATGGGTGGTCTTTAAACTCATCTTTGTACTGGTATGTATACACAGGCAAACCGTTAGGCAACCAATGGATTTGCTTAATGTTTTCTTTCATGCGAATGTCGGAATATTTCATAATTCCAGCACCGCCAAGACCCATTAAACCTTGATTAAAGTTTTGTTGTGCTGCTTGTTGGGCATTAAAGTCACCCATTTGTGCGTTATAACCCATTTGACTAGCACCTAAAATGTCAGCACCACTCGTATTAGCTTGTGCAGCAGAATTAACAAAAGATGGGTTTTGAACCTGTGCGCCAGTACGCAATGCACTTAATGTATTGAGTGGCAGGTTGTACCGAGTAAGTGCTTGGTTAAATGCTTGTTGATTTGCTTGTGAGCCAACACCAAAACCTTGTGTGGTAGCACCTAAAAGTAAGTCGTTTTCACGCTGTGCTTGTTGGCGCATAGCATTGTCATAGGCTTGCGTACCTTGCACAATGCCTTGGTTAGCCAATCGTGCTTGCATAGATTCACGGTTTTGCTCTAATTGCGGTGCAAGCCTACGCATATACGCATCTTGGTAGTTTTCGCCAGCGTTAAAACCAGTAGAAGGTAGGTTAGGGTTAAAACCTTGCCCCATAACATCTTGAACTTGACCTAATTGAGATGTAATAGCAGAACCCAAGCCTAAACTAGCTTGGTTTTGCATATTCAAAATCTGCTGTTGTTCAGGGCTTAAAGCCTGTGTGGCAGTCCAAATAGGGTTTCCACGGGAATCTGTACCTGTTTCAGCATAGTTCAGGTTTCCGTAAGGCGTAATTTGGTTTACACGGTTAGCAGCCGTAGCAGTTTGCGCTGCCGCTAAATTACCTGCTGCTGTTTCCCTAGCCGCCCCTGCATAATCAGGGGGCGGGGGTGCGCTTGGCGCAGGGCCTAATCCTAAAAATCCACCACCACCCATGTCATTCTCCTCTTGCTGTTCTTAAAGGGCATTTGATGTCGAGCCAACGACAATCTTTACGCCTCATAGCCATAATCACTAAGTCACCATCCATGTGGGCATCAGGGATTTCGGCTATTACTTTAAAACCAAGGTGTCGGTTTAGTTTAAGGGCAGATTCATTATCTGCACAAACTTGACCTAGTATAACGCTAACACCTAGTTTATTAAAGGGGTAATCGAAAGCCGCCCACAATAAATCCCTACTCATCCAATTTACTTCATCTACTGCGCCAATATGCATTTGACACGCTTTTGGCATAAAACCTGCAAACCCTACTACTGCTACTAAATTTCCATCAATTTCTTGCCCAATGCATACTGTTTCTTCAGGTAAAGGGTGGTTCATTAAGCGAACTAACCAATCCCCCATGTACCTTTGGTTTTCAGTAGTTACTTTACGCAATTACAGTACACCACCATTTTCCATTACATAATCGGTACTGGCCCAACGGAATTCAATGCCTTGTGAAGCCACATTAAGGTTTACTGAACCGCTAAAGCCAAGCCCATTAACGCCTTGCCATATTTTAGTAGTTACCAAACCACCACCCCAGTTAGCGCCATCCCAAGTAGATACATCCCAGCGACCAATTTGGTTAATTAACGGGTTAAACGCTATTTGGTTGGTTAAAGGTACGGTGTCGAAATCCACGCTAATACCGCATAGAACAGTCGGTAGTCCATTATCTGTCTGTAGAATAGGGCGTACTAAGGTAAAGCGTTTTAACTGCCCCTGAGATTCAAAATAGTTATAGGCTTGCTGTGCAGTTGCAACAATGTTTGTTCCTGCATCTGAATTGGTATCGTAAAACTTGCCTACAAACCCATTGCTGCCAAAGTACATATTTGAATCCCCAGCCACTTCCCAACAATTAGCTGGAATACCTGTAAACCTGCCCCATGACTTAGTGATGGTGTGCATTACATATTGTTCCATTCCATTTACGGTAGGAATAGACAAAATTAGCATATTTTGACTAGCAAAATAATTAATTTGCCAGCCAAAAAGGTCAAAATATTCGTTAGCAGCTTGGCTTACAGCGTAAAAAATCTTGTCTGTAAGGTTAATTCTAGGGTCTAGGCGGCTAGATTGAAGCGCACCTGCCAATGGAACTAAACCGTCTTTGGTAAGTAGAAGTAAATCACCGCCCCATTTAAAAAAGCACCTACGGTTAAAGGTTTGGCCTAGTTGCCATACGCCTTTTAATGCCCAAGTGTCCGCATTGTCGGGGTCTGTACCGTTATAAACAATGGCTTCACCCATAGAAGTAACAAATACAGCATAGTCATCAACACCTTGACCTGCATCAAGTGTCCAAGTACCCATAGCCTGTAAATAACCTGAATTACGGGCAATTCCACCAAAATACAAGGGTGATGCAGGCCCACTAATAGCATCTACATCCAAATACCAACAGGCTAAAGTGTCTTTCTGAGTGAAATAAAGGCGGTTTTTAAATAAATTAACATTAATAAATGTAGAAGAATCAACGCCTGTAATGCCTGTAACCGTGTAAGTGCCTAATAAAATAGCATTAGTAGCAGGGGTGGTTGCCATTGTGTATTCAAACTGAGTAGCACTAATTACGGTAATTACATAAGCACCGTTATAGGCTGCTGGGGTTGCCCCTGAAATAACCACCCTATTGTTTGTTACTAAACCATGTGCGGTAGCAGTAGTTAATGTTGCTTTAGTTCCTGTAAAAGTAATGCTAGATATTGCCGTTGCGGTACTGGTTGTGGCAATGTAATAACCTACTGAACCGTCAAATATAAGTACAGGGTCTTCACCGTTACACGCTACCAAAAAATGCCCTGCGGCATTGGTTAGGTTAGTGTGTTGGAATTTATCATTTGATGTGCCACTAAAAACGATTGAAGCTGTACCAGCAGTAGCATCGTAAATTTTGTCACCAGCAGCAGCAAAGAGTCTATACCCTGCTTCTAATGATGTATCTGTGTAATTCATTAAAGAATTAACTGAACCCGTAATACCTGTTGATGATTTGGTATAACCTCTACGCAAACTGACATCAGTAGGAGTAGGGTAAAAATTAACCAGTTGCACGGCATCTAGCGGTGACATTGCCGCTAAAGAATCCCTAGCGTTCCAGCCCCCTATTGGGGAAGGTAAGGATGTTGTTCTAGCTGTTCGGCCTTTAGCGACTGCCATAATTAACTACCATAGCCAGTATCAGGGATATTTGCCCAGCCAATAAGCACGGCACTTGGTTGCGGTGCAAAAGAAAGCGTAGCAGAACCTTTGTCGTTAGCTTTGGCCACATTTAAATAACGCACATAGTCTTGCATTAATGCTGTGGTGTCAAAACTCTTAATTTGGAAGTATTTAAGTTTAGTTAATAATGCTATTACAGCATCATCTAACACGGTTGTGTCTGTATCGGCTGTAAAACTATTTTTTACTTGGTTTGTTGCGCTTCTTGCCCAACCCTTAGAACGGTATTCAAAACCTAAGTATTCAAGGGTGTTATATGGTGGCCAAATTTGGAATTCATTGCCAAGAATACGCCAACGCACCCGAGGGCCTGTCGAAATATAGCCTGATTTGAGCCATTGCCATTGCTGGGCATCGACTGGCCCCAACATTTGCCAATGTTTTGTCTTATCCCAATGGGTGTTATCGGTAACGGTTTCATAATCAGGCGGTAAAGGATACTTCGTTTTACTGAAGGTCACAGTACCGCCAACGCTTGTAGCCGAGGCTAACTGGGTAGTCGTTACGGTTGATCCTGAAACTGTATTGACATAGGTATCTTGGGGGATAGCTGTGCCAACGATTGAATATGTATCATCCAAACCTGTGGTATTGGCAACATTTAACAGGTCGTAAGTGTTTTCAATGGTGTCACAGGTTGTGGTGATAGCTGTGGTGTAAAACCTGTATTCCAACTCCAATGCTTGCCAATTGTGTTCCTTAATTAAATCGTACCCAGCACGGTTCATCAACGCAAGAATCTGTTGCACATCTTGGTTAGTGTTGCCCTGCACATAAGTGGGTACGGCTAAGTTAAGTTCAGCGGTGACTTGCTGCACTAATTCAAGCATTGTTGCTGACATATTAGGCTTCCTCTGTGGCTACCGTTTTCTGTTTACGGGGTTTCTTTTCACCAACAGCAGCAAGTATAGTGGCCATTTGTTCCTGCATTTGTGCCAGCTTCGCTTCCGTTTCTGCTTTCATTTTAGCAGTTTCTAGTTCCTTTTTGGCAAGTTCTTCTTTCAAAGCGTTAATTTCTGCTTCACGCTTGTCGGTTTCGGCTGCCGTTGTTGCTAGATTTAAAAATGCTTTTGCCTTGTCACGGAACGCATAGGGTGACATTCCTGCCGCCATGCCCATACGCTGTAACTGTTGATCTGAAGCATTTGCAATAGATTCTACCGTGTGAAACTTCATTGCCCGCATTTCTTCAGCTTGGCTTTTTGATACTAAAGGCCATTCTGATAAAGGCGTTCCAACCACTTCCTCGTCATGCGCCCCTACACGGTTCATGTAGTTAGCCCATTGAATAGGAAAGCGTTGTTTATGGCTATTTAGCGCATAAGTGTCAATTTCGGTTAGGGTATCGCCAGCAACGCAAATATGTACAAAGTCAAACTCTTTGAATATTGGTCTGCCAGCTTCTATGGATTCTTGCTCTTGTTGTACGGATTTCTTGTAAAAACGCACTTGTAAGCGTGAATCTGCTCCTTGTGTATCTGAAGGTAAAGCCATTTTTAATTCTCCTAAGGTATTAGGTTGTTAAAAGGAAAAAGGGGCTACCAGTTAAGGCAACCCCCTGTTTTTACTACATATTGCTATTAAACACTAGTAGCTGCAAACCAAGCATAATCACCTGAAGCTACGGCAACGGCTGGGGCTGCATATGAGCCACCCGAAGCTGTAACAACGAATGTAGAAGCATTGATTGAGCAAGTTGCTGTAGAAGCTGTAATAGCTGCACCAGCAACGCCCAGTACATAACGCTTACCGTCAGAGCCAAACACTTGTGAACCAAGTGGGCCATTGACAGGAACGCCAGTACCAGCAGAGTTTGGGTTAGTTTGGACTACAGCATCCAAATTAATGCCCGAGGTGGGAGTAATGTTATATGACATAATATTTTCCTTTATTTAGTCAGTTGATTAAGTACCGCTCAAAATACCTTGCAAGGATGCGTTAGAGCAGGTTAAGTTACCAGCCCAACCGTACAACTTCACGATTGCA